CCGCTGGTGGTAAAGACGCTACGTTAAAAGATGGGGTTCTGGAAAATGTAACATGGCCAAGCAAGCCAGCATAGACGTACTTGATAACGTACTGGGAATTACTGATGTTGTGGAAACAACAACTTCTCAAGTAACTTTACCACAAGTAAAGAAACCAGATGAAGAATCAGATAATGACTATAAGTATCAGAGGGAAAACTTTTACCGTCTGGTAGAGCGAGGACAAGATGCAATTGATGGTATTCTTGAACTTGCAAAAGAAAGTGAACATCCAAGGTCTTATGAGGTTGCTGGTCAACTAATTAAGAATGTTGCAGATGTTACAGAAAAGTTAGGTGAGTTACAACTTAAAATGCAAAAGTTGAAAGAAATACCAAGTAACGCACCAAGGAATGTTACAAACGCATTATTCGTAGGTTCTACTTCAGAACTACAAAAGATGTTAAAAGGAAAATAAAATGGCATTACTAACCCAAATAAAAAATGGTGCAATTCAAGGTTCTGGAACTACACTTGCAAACTCTGATGTAGACAAGTCTGTGTCTGGTGATACACTGATTGTTTTTGATAACTCTGCAACTGCGTTTAAAAGAGTTAGTGCATCTGGTTTAGGTGGTGGTAAGTTTCTTGGAGAAACATCTGGTGGTGCTGGAGATATTATTCGTGTTCACGAAAATGAATTAAACACAAGTGTTGCTATTGATGCAAATAATAATGGATTAGCAGCCGGCCCGTTGACGATTGCGAGTGGAGTTACACTTACAATCAACGGTGAACTTTCGGTGGTATAAGATATGAGTAAAATTTCAGTAACAACAATAGCAGGACTAACATCTGGTGGAGATGCAAACACAGTCAAGATTGAGTCTGGTGATACTCTTCAAGTAGAATCTAATGCAACAGTTGGTGGAACACTTACTACTACTGGTACTCTTACTGCAAATGGGTTAAGTACCTTAGTTGGTTCTACAACTCATGGAACTGATGCTGGAGATACTAGGTTTAATTTAAATGGCCCAAATCAGTATAGAGCAGTATTCAAACACGCAGGCAATATTGCTGGACAAATTGGTGGTGGTGGAGCAGATGATTTACGATTTAGTAATGCTGCTGGTGCAACTACCATGGAAATTAAAGATGGTCATATAACTATGCCAACTCAACCAGCTTTTAGTGCAACTGCAACCACAACTAATATACCCCTAACAACACAAACCACAGTAACTTTATCTTCTCCAAGATTTAATGTTGGTAGTCATTTATCTGGAAATACTTTTACCGCTCCCATTACTGGAAAATACTTATTTACTTACTTATTTTATTTCACACAATTAGATGCTAGTCATACTACTCTTGATGTGCATATCAAAACAAGTAATAAACAATATCAACAAACTTGGAATCCATCTGCTTTTATGGGTTCTGATTCAAACTTTAGTGTTTCTGGTTCACAGATTTGTGATATGGATGCTAATGATACTACTTTCTTTGCCGTATATGTATCTGGTGGTGGTGCTCAAACAGACATACATGGTGATTCACAAGTTAGTGGATGCTTACTATTATAAACCCATGCTGAAATAAGCAATCTTAAAGGAGATTAAAAATGGCAACACATACTAAAACAGTAAGTTTAACAGACTTACAACAAAAAATATTATCAAACGATTTGTATAATGACACAGATAATGCTGGACTAGATTCTTGGATTCAAGATGCAGTAGATGGTAAAATCAACAATGCTTGGAAACGTATGCAACAAGAGTGGACAACAAAATTAATGGATGATGATTCATTCACAGATAGTATACCATCAAATCAAGCAGACTTTGTTGCGCTTGTAACTGCGAGAAGTGATTACAAAAATCGTAAACAAAAAGATGATGCATAAATAGAATTAATAGGAGAATATAATGGCAGAGATTAAAGTAACAGTAACAGACACACAAGTAAAGTGTCTTGAGTATGCTGCTTATTCAGTTCAAGATTGGTGTGATAATGCTATTCATAATCGTGCTCGTATTGCACAAGAAGAAATTATCGCAGCTCTAGTCGCACATTGTAATGCAAATTCTATTGCACTTGCAGTAGGAACTGATGCACAAGTCACTCAAGCATACACTTTGAAAGTTGTTGATACTGCAAAGAATGTATCTGATGCAGCTGTAAAAGACACAGAATAGGAAATAAGTAATGTCATCCAAGATTAAAGTAGATACTATTGAAAATGTTGCTGGTTCTGGAAACGTAAGTTTAGGGTCTGGACATAATCTTGTGGTGCCTGGCAATATTACTGGACAAGGTACAGCTGCAATTACATCCAACGCAACAGTTGGTGGAACACTTGGTGTTACTGGTACTCTTACTTCAAATGGGGTTAGTAACTTAATTGGTTCTGCAACTCATGGAACTGATGCTGGAGATACTAGGTTTATTTTCACCGGCCCAAATCAGTATAGAGCAGTATTTAAACAAGGAGGCAATATTGCTGGACAACTCGGCGGTGGTGGAACAGATGATTTACGATTTAGTAATGCTGCTGGTGCAATTACCATGCAAATTAAATCTGGTAGTGTAACCAAACCACTTAATCCTGCTGTTCTTGCACAAGGACAAAGCACAGCAATCACAACTGGTGTGAGTGACTATTGGTATGTTGCTGTACCAGAAAGATTTGATAAAAGTAGTAGCTATAACCCATCTACTGGTATATTTACTGCTCCAGTTGCTGGAGTATATAATATGTCTTATCACTTAGATTTGAGTTCTAGTGAAAGTGGTTCTCATTCTGCTGTATCTGTTAATAATAACACTGCTGGTGGCGGTGGTGGGTATGTTACTAACCATGCATGGCAAATACGAACTGGTGATACTATGCACTGGGATGGTTTAGTTAATTTGAGTGCTAATGATACTGTCAGAATACTTATTTATCCAGATAGTGCTAAAAATAAACTAGATACTAGTAGTGAGAGAAATCACTTAACAATTCATTTGGTAGGATAAAGATAAATGTCAACAATTAAAGTAGATACAATCGCAACAAGAACTGGTTCTGGTAATATTACTGTAAGTAATGCACTCTCTGGTAATAATATTATTTCTACTGCAAATATTACGGATGCAAATATTACGACTGCAAAAATTGCTGACAATGCAATAACAACTGCAAAAATTACAGATGCAAATATTACTCAACCTAAAATTGCAAAGTCCATGCAAGGTTGGGAACTTATTGAAAACAAAGTTTCTGCGACTGCTGGTGACCTTAATCAGTCAACTGGTAACATAGAGTTCAGAAATTGTTTTTCTGCAAATTATCTATATTATAAATTGGTTATTGGATATTTTTCTCCAGCTGCTACCAATAACAATACAATTAACTTTCAGTGGTTGCATGGTTCAAATCAGCACGTTACTGCAGCTGGTTATCATTGGGTAGTGGATAGATTACGTTCTGATTCCACCAGTTTAGATAGAACTACATCTAGTGGAAATACTCATGTAAGATTATGGAGTCAAATATATTCTCACCTTGCAGGCGGTATACATGGTGAAATAAACCTCTGGAATCATCATGCACCAGTATTAGGGGGAACTAGCACAGATAGAGGTTCTAATTACAGACCTTGGGTACAATCAGATTTAGTTGGATATGAACCATCTGATGATTGTTTCACAAGAACATTTGTTCATGGAAGATATGATGTGTCAAATCCAGATGATTTTATGACAGGCTTTGTAATCAGTACTGCATCTGGAAATTGTATGGCTGGAACACATATGAGTTTGTTTGGATATAGAAATCCAGTTTAAGGAAATAAAAATGGTAAGTGAAACAACTAAACTAGAAAACGCAAAATACTACACAGAACCCAATACAAAAATTAAATATATTGTTGTGGATGTTGATGGTGAAACTCGTCATGTTCCATGTGATGGTACAACAGTGGGTGACAAACTAATAGACGAAATCAATAAAAGAATAAAAGCGAAATCATTAACAGTTAAATCTGAATAAATATATCTGTTATGACAGATATTAATCATTACCTTGGTAATCCACTTCTAAAGAAATCAAATGTTCAAGTAGAGTGGACAAAAGAGAATATTCTTGAATACCAAAAGTGTATGCAAGACCCTCTATACTTTTGTCAGAAATACATCAAGATTGTATCTCTGGATGAGGGTCTTGTTCCTTTTGATGTATACCCATTTCAAAAAGAAATACTAGGAACGATACACAATAATCGTTTTACTATTTGTAAACTTCCCAGACAGTCTGGTAAGACAACTACAATTATATCTTATATCTTACATTATGTTCTATTCAACGAACAAATGAGAGTAGCAATACTTGCAAACAAAGCTGCAACTGCAAGAGATATTCTTTCACGATTACAACTTGCATATGAAAATTTACCTAAATGGATGCAACAAGGAGTTATGTCTTGGAATAAGGGTTCTCTAGATTTAGAGAACGGTTCTCGTATTGTTGCATCTTCTACATCATCTAGTGCTGTTCGTGGTGGTTCATACAACATGATATTCTTGGATGAGTTCGCTTTCGTACCACACAATGTTGCAGAAGACTTTTTTAGTTCTGTGTATCCTACGATTTCATCTGGTAAAAGTACAAAAGTGATTATCGTATCAACACCCAATGGTATGAATCTTTTCTATAAATTATGGTCAGATGCAGAGAGTGGTAAAAACTCTTATAATCCAATTGAAGTTCACTGGAGTGAAATCCCAGGCAGAGATGAAAAGTGGAAAGACGAAACTATTGCAAATACATCACAAGAACAATTTAATCGTGAATTTGAGTGCGAATTCTTAGGGTCTATCAATACCCTTATTCACCCAACAAAGATTAAATCTATGGTGTTTGATGACCCTATACAACGTAATGCTGGGTTAGAGTTATATCAGAAACCAGAGAAAGAAGGTTTGTATTCAATTGTATGTGATGTTGCAAGAGGAACGGAACAAGATTATTCTGCATTTCTAGTATTTGATGTATCACAACTTCCATATAGAATTGTTGCAAAATATAGAAATAACGAAATAAAACCTTTACTATTTCCAAATATAATTCATGATGTTGCAAAAGCATATAACAACGCATATGTAATGATTGAGGTAAATGATATTGGAGAACAAGTTGCAACTGCAATGCAGTATGACTTAGAGTACGATAACCTTATCATGGCATCTATGAGAGGAAGAGCTGGTCAAATACTTGGTTCTGGTTTCTCTGGGGGTAAAGTACAATTGGGTGTAAGAACAACCAAAGCAGTAAAGATGTTGGGGTGTTCAAACCTCAAACAATTAATAGAAACAGATAAGTTAATCATTAATGATTATGACCTTATAACAGAGTTTTCTACATTTGTCAAGCATGGACAATCATTTCAAGCAGAAGAAGGACACACAGATGACCTTGCAATGTGTTGTGTATTGTTTGCATGGATGACAAATCAAACATATTTTAAAGAATTAACAAACGTAGATATTAGGGAGAGAATGTTCTTAGAACAACAAGACCAATTAGAACAAGATATGGCTCCATTCGGATTTATGGATAACGGTGTAGATGACCCATTGGGTGAGAACATTGTTGATGAATACGGTCAAAGATGGAGTCCAGTAGTAAGAGATTATAGTAATAACTGGTAAGGAGATAGTTATGCCGCCTCGTAATCATAAGAATTGGACTAAAACGACTAACGTAGAATATATCTCAAGTGAATGTTATAACAACGCAGAGATTTTCGCACAAGAACAAAAACAAATATTTTCAAAGGTATGGGTGCCTATGTGTCATATCAGTGAGATGTATAATGAAGGTAACTTCAGAACATCACAGATTGCTGGTGTAAATATTATTGCAGTCAATACCAAAGATGGTATTAAAGCATATCGCAATTACGGATTTAATTCCCCTTCTGGTACAGTAGCTGCACCAATTGTAACGGTTGAACCACAGTTATATTGTGAAGTAAAACATGGTGGTATGGTATGGGTAACACTTGACCCTAATCCAACAATGTCGGTTGATGAATGGACTGCTGGTGCGTTTGATTGTATT